CCGTACTTAGTGCTAACCCAGCTTGATGTCCAAAAATTGCATTCTCAGTAGAACCAGATGCAAGTGCGGAACCAGCTGTGTAGCCAAAGACTGTATTTAATGTGCCACCATCATTATTAGATAGTGAGATTCTGGAGTTGGAGTCTATTCTCATTCTTTCTGTCTGGCTACCCATTACCGTACCAGATGCAGTAAATACTATATCTTCAAAGGCACTTATATATAAACTATTACCATTATTGGCTCTATTACTTCCAGATGCTCTTTGTAAACCAACATTATCATCGTGGAATTGTATTTTTTGTTTTGTTACATCTCCAGCAGTTGAATCTATTATTAAATTATCTGTTACTTTTACATCACCAGCAAAAATAGCATCACCACTTTTTAACTGCATAGTTAGTGTTCCAGATTTCATAGTTCTAAATGTCATAGAACCATCTTCTGTACCATTACTTACATCTTCAGTTGAAACAAAATGATCAGCATAAGTTGTTAATTCTGGAGTACCAGCATCATTAAATGCTTTATATTGAAATTGACCTACTTCATCTCCATCATTAGCTGAACCACTGTTACTTTTCTTAAAAATTATAAAAGATGGGCTATCATCATTATTAGTATTTTCAAGTAGTAAAGCTGGTTTGTTAGATGTAGATGATGATAAAGTTACATCACCAGCAAAAGTAGCATCACCAGATTCAAGTGTTAAAGTTTCAGTTTCTATATCATTTTTTGTAGTGTATATAATTAATTTGGAATCATCACTTGATGCGGATACATCTGTTTGGAATCCTCTGAACAATATTAGTCTTGTTTTAGACCCTCCATCATCTTTTGCGAACCAAGAAATGTCTCCAATTTGGTCGTTATTTGCTGGACTTGCTGAATTTTTATATAGCTGTATTGCTGGTGGTGAGTTATCTGCATTTTGATTTTCTATATTTAAAATAGGTCTATCACTTGTAGCAGTCTGTATATTTACATCACCAGAAAAAGTAGCCGAACTATCTCCATTAATTGTAAGGATATTTGTAGAACTTGCTCTGACTTGAAATGCAAGGTCATTTGCAGTAGTTCCAGCAATCTTAACTAATGCTCCAAAACCACCGCTATTTGTATTTTCAAACCTACCAGCATAATCATTATCAACAGAGCCTTTAACTTCAAGTATTGCGGTTCCTACTCTTGCTCCTATATTTGCTCTTGAGTTAGTTGTATCTACAACAAATACATCACCACCATCACCATTTTTGCGTACAAGTAAGGCTTCTGTACTGGTTATATCTATTGTTGATGTGCCTTGTATTACCTCAGATAGCGAAAGTCCGATTCCACCTGAAACTGTTAAATCTCCTGTGATTGTAACATCACCATCCATTGTTCCACCATTGCCAAGATTCTTGACATTGGTTTGCCCCATTGAACCGAACATATTAAATCTCCACCATTCTTACTGAACCAGTAGTTGTACTAGTAGAGTTAAAATTAAAATATACAGTATTACCTAATCCTCTAGGCACTGTAATAAAAAATTGAGTATTAGCTGGTATTAGTAAATCATTACTAGCATTTACATTAGTTTCAGATGTAGTAAAGTTGTAATATATTTCTACTGCTGAATATACCCCTAACGTGGATGTACTACCTAGTAATAATTTATGTGATGTGTTTGCTACGTCTGCTGAACTTCCTGCTGTTCCTGCTGATGATACTGTCCATTTACCACCAACTGTAGCGTTTACTGCTTCTTGTACTGAATGTGTATGTAGGTCTGCCATTTCTCTCCCTCTCTAAGCTATGACACAAGCGTGAACGAGACTTGTGATTATTTAATTTATTCTTCTTCTGAAGATTCCTCAACTGATTCTTCGTATGGAGTCCAGTTATCTTCTCCAACTACTTGTTCGTAATCTTCTTTGAGTTCTTCTAATTTTTCAGGATGTTCAAAAACAACTGTTGATTCAATTCTTTCTAACTTCCCAGATTTTTTATGTTTCCAATATTGCATATTAACCTCAGTTTATTGGGGGCATAATAGATACACCCCCAATATTTTCAGAATGCTATTTAAGCGTTACGGATTTTAAGACCTTTCTTATTATCTGCATCGTCTATTCTTTTCACACCATAAAGCAAATCTGCGACCACTTTAGTACCTAAAGCATCAATCGAGTATTCGCTCTGCACCCTAACGTCTTGCTGAGATGCAAACGCTACGGCTGATTTATGAAAAATAGCTCCACTAATTGTGTTAGCTCCTGCTCCACCTTCGTTTGCTGTGTCCACAGTATTTGACATATAAACATCAATACCGTAAAGTGAACCAACAAGCCCTGAACGGAGTCCTCTATTACCTTCGCCAACTGCATCATTTCTGATAAAGAACTGAGCAATACCAGCAGAAGGATTCAAGATGTCAGCAAATAGTGTTGGATTAACAACCATTGCACACTCTCCATCCATATAAGGAATATCAGCTTCACCTAAAGTTGCTAATGCTTCTTCAAATTTACCAGCAGTTAAAGTATCATCTGCTGAAAGATTTAGCGAATCTTCCAAACTTTGAAGTTCACTCCATATATCAGCATCAACCTGACGGCTAAGAGCCTCACCCATCATCCTTGAGTATTTTTCTACTAAATCTGCCTCCGATTGAATCAAAGTCAAATCTTCGAATAATTTTGCGACATATTTGTGTTTATTAACTGTTAACTGAGTTTCTGTAGTTGCGGTTGCATCATAGCTAACATCAGCTCCAGCAGACTTATCACTGGCACTAATCAAACTCATTTCTGGAATGTGAAGAACATCTCCATAACCTTTGTCTGAAAAAAGTGCAGAATAATCGTCTACCAAGCCACGAAATACAGACTTTCTCTCAAAATACTTATAGATTCCGTCTGCCCAGATTTCTGGAATAAAATGCTGGTCAGTAGTATTAGTTACAGCACTTCCTTGATAATGTTTTGACATTTTTTATTACCTCTTCATATAGGATTCCAATATCGTACCCCAGTTCTTTCTTCTTTCTTCACTAGACATCTTAGTCCAATCTCCAACTTTCTCAGTAGGAATTGTTCCTTTTTTGTCTGGTGGGTTTACTTTTTCAACTTCAGCAAACTCTTCAACAATACTTAAAAGAACTTCAGTTTCGACATTGGCAAATTTTTCACGTTTCGATTCAGGAAGTTGAGCCAAAGCACCTTCACGAAGTCTAGAATCCATAGAATCCCATCTATCCTTGTAAGGTTTATAAGATTCAAGTTGTTTGACAAGCTCTGTATTCAGCTCTTGCCATTTTTCTTCTTCTTGAAGTTTTGCTCTTCTACCCTCTTCCTCTTTACTTTTAAAAGATTCAAGCATTTCCCGAAGGTCATTTCTTTCTGAAATTACTTCATTTAATCTTGAAATTGGTACATTGTTTTCGTCTTTAGTGACGGCTTCCTGTTTTACATCTGGCTCGATGGTCTGTTCTTCTGACATTTTAACCTCTTCAGTGAGTTTTAAATATACAAGAATTGCTCTTGCATTAAAGTTATGCTATAATGTAAGTTAGTCAAGTAATCTAATGCAAGAAAAAAATTACGATTTTAAAAGAAAATGGTTTGAATACTTAGGTTATCAACCGCATAATGGGCAGTTGCCGTTACACTACCCTAAAAAGCAGAATGCTAGATTTCAAGTTGTCGTATGTGGGAGAAGATTTGGGAAGACTTGGGCAAGTGCTATGGAGGCTACTTATGTGGCATCCCAACCCAATAAACGTATTTGGGTTGTTGGTATGTCATACAAAAAGGCTAGATTAATATTTCGTGAAATATGGCAACGAATGGTTGTTGGTCATCCTGACGATATTGACAAAGCATCAGAAAAAGATATGTACATTAGATTTAAATGGGGTACTACTGTAGAAGGAATGTCAGCAGATAATCCTTCAAGCCTTGTGGGTGAGGGGCTTGACCTACTTGTAATAGACGAGGTTGCCAAGATGAATAAAAAGATTTGGGATATGTATTTATCTCCAACTGTAGCAGGTAGGAAAGGTAAAGTTATTTTCATTACAACGCCAGAAGGAAGAAACTGGATATATGATTTATTTAAGCTAGGAGCAGATGACCCTTTGTGGGAAAGTCACACATCTCCATCTTGGGTAAATCAGTATGAATTTCCTCTTGGGCTAGATGACCCTGCTATAATAGAAAGAAAAAGAAATATGTCAAAAGAACTTTTTGGTCAAGAATTTGGAGCAGAGTTTTCTGTATTTGAAGGAAAAGTCTGGAACTTCAATAGGGAATTGGATGTTGGAAACTTTCCCTATAATCCAGATTTGCCTACATATTGCTCGATTGACTTTGGATATAGGATGCCAGCAGTTCTTTTTATACAAACATACTGGGATGGAGAAATAGAACACATAAAGATATTTGATTCCATCCTACACAAGGGCAATATTAAAACAGAAGATTTAATCAAAATGATTAAAACAAAAGGATACCCGATTATGTCCTATTATGGAGACCCTGCTGGTTCTAGCGTTCAAGGTCAGTCTGGCAGAGGAGATATGGAAATATTCAGACGTAGTGGGATAAGAATACTATCTACTAGAGATAAAATAAGCAGAAACATTGTAAACAGCGTTGCTTATACTAGAGGTTTTTTTGAAAGTGCTGATGGTGTAAGAAGAATACACGTTGATAAAAAATGCACTGAACTAATTGAAGATTTTGAAGAATATAGGTATCCAGAAGCACAAGATGGTAAACCAATAAAAGAAGAGCCTTTAAAAGATGGTACACACGACCACGGCAATGATGCCTTTAGGTATTTTATAATAAATAGATTTCCAATGAGAAACCAAGAAATGAAAAGGATTCAAAGATGATAGAAGAAATGATGAAGGATAAACTTTCAGAAACAAAACTAATGATGTCTTACGAAAGAAGAAAAGAGATAAGAAAGTATCTGGACTATTACTGTGGAATGTCAACTGAGCATTACATACGAAACTACTTTACAGGAGATGCCTTTCAAGAAATTCCACCAACTCTAACTAACTTTACTAAAAAATTTATAAACAAAATTAGCAGAATATATACACTTGGTGCTAAAAGAAATGTTGGAGATGCAACGGAAAGATACGAGGAATTGATTGTAAACAAAGATGTCAGAATGAAACACTCTGAAAGAATGACTCGTCTTCTAGGCAGTGTTGCTAATAGAGTGTACTGGATGGATGGAGTATTTGACTATAGACCCATTTACTACTATGAAGTTTACTTTGGCGAAAATCCTTTCAAACCAACCTCTATTGTGTACCCACTTCTAAATAGCACATCTGACTTATCAAATACTGATGTTTTACAATGGGAGTTCTGGGAAGAAGATAGCTATGGGATTATAAATGAAGAAGGAAAGGTTATGGAAAGGCTAGAAAATCCTTATGGCATTATTCCATTTGTTTTTACACATAGAGAAGACCAGATAGATTCTTTTTACGTTGAGGGTGCATCTGACATTGTAAATTGCAATGAACAAGTAAACATAGCACTTACAGAGATGAACTTAGGTATGAGGTTTAATATGTTTGGACAGCCGTGGGTTACAGGACTTCAGGCAGACCAAAGTATGTTGAGAGCTGGCTCTAATACAATTCTTGATATGGGTGAGGATGGTGCTTACAATATAACAAGCCCAAGTGGCAACATTATGGAAGCTATAGAAAATATAAAGTTCCAAATGGAGTTAGTTGCCCTAAATAATCATCTATTTATACAGTTTGCTGAATCTGGTGGAGAAGTTCCTAGTGGTATTTCTCTTATGATTAAAGATTTAGATAGAAAAGAAGATTACTATGACGATATAGCACTTTGGAGAATGTATGAAAAACAATTCTATGAAGTAGAAAAGATAATCGCTGAATACAATGGAATATCTATGCCTGAAGAATTTGGAGTTGATTTCTATGAAGTAGAGTACCCTAAGACAATATCTGACCAAATAATGAAAGATACATTTGATATTCAAAATAATCTTATCACAAGAGCAAAAATAATGATTAGGGAAAACAAAGACCTCAGTATCGAACAGGCACAGTCAATTATAGATGAAAACGCATCTGTAAATGAGCAAGAGAATCCCCAACCTGTAGTTAAGCAACAATGAAAATAGACATATCTGTAAACTTTGACTTTGGCAAATTATCGGACAAACTTAACAACATAATTGACGATTATACATCTGGCTATGCTAAAGATACAGTTCAAGGTACACGAAATAACATAGATAAAGGGGTTGGGGCTGATGGTAAGGCATTAAAACTTGGCACTAAGTCATATCGTGCAGGTCAACAAGCACTTTATAACACTGGTAATATGTATAAAGGTCTAAAAAACAATAAAAACTCTATGACTATTAAAAAATATGGTTATGGTCATAATCAAGGAGACTTTTCAATAGTAAAACCACCAGTCTCAGGAACAAATGTAAAAAATTTCATAGGCACTACAAAAGATAGCAAACAAAAGCTAGATAAAAAGTTTATGGAAAATGTAAATAAAGCCCTTCGTTCAAAGGTAAAGGTTGCATCATTAGGGTAGGTAGAATTAGATTGTGGTAAATAGAAGGTGGAATGATGGAAGATTATTTACTAAAAATACTACTCGAATGTTTAACGGAGCAAGAGCAATCTATAAAAAGACTTGATAATAAGCTAAAAAACCTAGAAGATATAGTTTTGATGAATAATAGGTTACTAGGGTTTTTATCAGAGTCATTTTTTCCAATAAACAGAATACAGCAAGATTCTGAATCAGAGCTTAATGAAGATTTGCTCTCAGAGCTTATAAAGCACTCAGCAGAGTTAGAAAAATGGGGTAAATCCTAAATTGTATGAAAAAATTTACACTTTTGACTTGTTTATGCCTAAAATGTAAATGGACTTGGGAAGTTTTATCTGTTAAAGCTGATAGAGAGCAAAATTGTCCAGAATGCAAGTCATTTGATGTATTTACACATCGGAAGAGCGAACATTAAGTGCTTTTTCTCTTTTTGTTATTTTTTCCTGCCAAGCCTTTCTTTGTGCTGGGGTTTGTCTTCCCTTTTTTGGTGGTGAGACACCTACTTTTTCAGCCCTCTCTCTCCAACGCCTAGCCTCTCTGCGTTTTTTATTCTTTTTATTCAAGGCTCTCTGTTTCTGAGTTAGCTCTGTCTTTGTAATAGGTTTTTCAGGCACTTCTGGTCGCTGTGGAAATACCTCATAATCGGCATCTACTACTTCAACCTCTTTCATATCTGATTTATCCGAGCTGAGAAACTTTTCAAACGGGCTTTTATGGTTGGCTACTTCTACACGCTTAATAAGTTTACCAGAATGTTCTAAAACCAATCTTCCAGCCTGTACATTCCCAGCTTCCGCCTCTCGAATCATACTATTCAGTATCTTGGGCAGTTTCGCTCCAAATGTAACCATATACTTCTGATAAAACACCTCAACAAACTCTGGGTCTTTCATCCATCGTTGCAAAGTTGACACCGCAACTCCAGATTCCTCGGCTACATCCTTCATTTTAGCCTCTGGGTCAGTAACTAACATATCTATAGCCACGCCCATAGCAGGCTTCAACTTCTCTGGTAGATTAACACTCATTATGGTATATTATACGGACTTTCTTATAATGATACAAGGCTTTATGGACTTTCTTTTGGACTTTTTTATGGTGCGGTGCATAAGACTTTGTTTTCATTTATTTTGTGGGGAACAGGGATTAACAAAACGCCCAAAACGTGCATACGCCCTACACCCCATCAAATGAGCGATTTGCACGATTTAGAATTTGTAAACGCTCATAACGCTCACCACACCCAAAACTTAAACGCTCATAACGCTCACAAATTGGGGCGGTGTTTTTTCTACTTGTATTTTGTGGGGTGGGGTGCTATTAAAATAAAAGTCCATCATAAATTTTATTGGTTCTTTATGCCTGTATAGAATGGAATTAGACTTGGTTGGAGTCAGCCGAAATTTGTTTGATAAATGTCTAGGAATTATCATAAATAATTCGTATGAGGCAATTTACTGCACGTTTTAAGCGATTTACTGAGAGTAAACGCTTTAAAATAGGGTTAAATGCTTGTAAAATGATTTTTTAATATGAATCTATGAATACCTAAAATCTATTGAATTTGCCCTAGTTTAGAGTCTTATAGACCTATTGTAGATTATTGCCTTTGTTCTTATTTGGAATCAGCCCGAATTAGTAAAAAACCCCATAAAAATATGATTTTTTACCCTCATATATATAAGGTGTACACTTTTTAAGGACTTAAAAATAAATATATCAGAAACCGCTTGACACTTTCAAATATTATCGCCAATTTTAATGGACAATTAACTGGGCTTTGCCCTCAACCTGATAAAAGGATAAATAAAATGAGTAAAACAAATACTAAAGTCACTCTAAAAAAACCAACCAAAAAAGAGATTCAATCCGTACTCGATAACGGGGTTATGGTTCAAAATCAATTAGATGATATGAGCCAAATAATCAAAGCTGACTTACACCACAAAGACGAAAACAACCAAACCCAATTAACACAGGCATTCGATAAGATTCTAAAGTCAGATAATGAAGAGATGAAGCAGGATGTAAAAAGGTTTGTAGGTAAGCAACTTCAGACACTAATTAAGGAAAAGCCAACACAGTTGGCAATCCTTGAAGATGATATGGAGGAGATGACTGTAACAGTTAAGAAAGTAAATAAGGCGATGGTTGAGAATAACGACGGAAAATACGTTGACTTATTCAATGAAAAAGACCTCGGGTCTTATAGGGTTGTAAGAATGCACAAAGTAAAAGAGGTCTTGTCATTGGCTCAAGAACTCGCCAAATGGATGAGGTCAAAAAAGAGCGAGGGTCTTTTTAGCGGTGATAAGTCAACAGCTAAAGAGGTCTCATTTTATGACTTTGAACTCTTAAAGATGACAGTTGAAAACATTGAAAGAGGTATTGAAGAACTGTAAACCCTGAACAAAACGCCACCCTTAGAGCCGACTCACACAGTCGGCTTTTTGGGTGCAAAAAGGAATAGTTTTTAAGGACATAAAAAAATGAAACAAAGTTTTAACGAAATAAAAAAAATCGCATTTGAAACAGATACAAATTGCTGTACTGTAATTAGTGCATCGGTTGTATTTGAAAAAGACTACCAAGAAACACACGCCTTTTTTAAGGCTAGAGGGCGTAAAAATGGCAAGGGTATAGGTTGGAAAGCATTAGACAAAGTTTACAAGGAATTGGGCAAATTAGAAGGCTTTAACGTGACCCTGTTCAAACTTCAATACCTTAAAAATAATTTGTGGGGTTTTGTAGATGATGAAGGCAACGCCTTATGTATGATGAAAACTAAAGGGGCAATCACAATAAATAATTTTAGGGACTATTTACCAAAGGGTGATTATGTTCTTGGAATATATAAGCACGTTGTCGGGGTTAAAAATGGAACTATTCAAGACTGGACAGCTAACCACCAAAGAAACAAAAGAAAAGGAACAGCTAAGAGCCGAGTGTTTGAGATTTGGAAAATGGAAAAGAAGAACAAAGTTTTTAAGGACTTAAAAAAATCAAAATATGATTTCTCAAAATTTATTTAATAACAAAAGGAAATAAAAATCAAATGAATATAAAGACAATAGATGTAAACGCTTTGACTTGGTTTGATAAAGTCAATGGCAACTCATATTTTTCAGGCAAGATTGTATTAAATCAAAACTTAAAAAATGAGGTTGTTTTATTTATGCCTTTTCAATATGGTTATGGCTCTCAATATGAATATCAGGCTTGTAAAGTGATTGGCAAATACTATGAAGAACACGCAAATAAAATTACACTTGATGCACCTTACAAAACTTTAAAAAGTAGCGTATTATGGAAATTAAAAGACGAATTAAAATGTGAAATAAATAGCAATATTGAAGAGACAAAGAGAAAAAAAGATTTATATAATAAACAATAAAAAAGGAAAAAACAATGGCACAACAAAACAAAGTAGGCAAACACGCCACAAAAATAACAACAGAAGGCAACACAACTTCTATTGAATACCATCAAACAAAGGTTGTAGAATTTAGCGATGGTTGGATTTTGTTAAATAATGGAGGTTATAAAACCCCAACAACAAAAACAAGAATGAACCAAGCATCAAACCAATTTAATTTGGGCTACAGAGTATATCAGAAAAATTATGTTTGGTACGTTGACTATAAAAATAAAACCTTTCAATTTGAAGGAGATGAAATAAGTTTAAGCAGATACTTAATCCGTAATTAAATTGTAATATGGGCGAATGGTTTTCGGGGTGGTTCGATTCTACCCACGCCCACTCATAAAAAAGAGGTACAAAATGCGATTATTTGAAAAGTTATTAATCATTTCAATTATGACAGCTTTTACAACTGCAATTATAATTGGTTCGGCTGTTTTGATTGTTGTTATATTAGCGTAAAGTTTTTAAGGACTTAAAAAAAAGGAAACAAAATGAAAAAAATAAATATCGATGGAGAATGTCAATTTTTAAAAGACATTGAATCAAATTCAACTTCTTTTATGGGTACTAATAAAGGGATTTATAATTTAATAACTAGCATAGGAGCATTAAAACTTTGGAGCAAAGGAATAAAACCTAATAGAAATTATAAATTAAGAGACGTTAAAAAGTATTTTGGCATAACTGGCAACGCTGAAACACTGCTTTATAAATTGGAAACCATTAACAAAATAATTAAGGGGGATTTATAAAAGTGAAAACCAAAGACGAAATAACAAGAGAGTTAATTTACTGTTATGATTTTTTACCTAAAATACAGGGAATTACTGAAGATGAATGGGGTTATAAAGGATATATGGATGCTTTAAAATGGGTGCTTGACATTTCGGATGATGATGAAGAAGGGCAAGAATATGATGAAGAAGAACAAGAATATGTATTCGATGACTAGAAATGTCTTGACTATTATATCTAGGTATTATAATTTAAAACTCAATTTAAGGA